GGTTGTTGTGTGAGAACTCCAATCATAAGGCAACGGAGCGGGACGCCCACTTAATGCAGCACCAGTGCATACACGGCCTCGCCACGCTTGGCCGCATCTACCAACACGGCATAGACACCCGTGATATGGGCATCCGTGGGATCGTCAAACGTGCGGTACGCCAGGTCAACGGCCTGGTCAAAAAGCTGTTCGTGGTTCATCGGCCGAGTGTGGCCCGCCTGCATCGTCATTTCCATTCGTATTTCCCGAGGTTGGTATGTCGTCATTCTGAACATGACGACGCTCAACCGCATTCAATATTTTTTGCGCGAGGTTGATCCAGCATGAACGCAGTTGAGGCTGAACGGTTGCCCGTCAAAAAACCGTCGATGGGGCAGGCATTTCGCCGCGCCATGGCTGAGCCACAGACCCGGGCCGTCCTACAGGAGGCTCTGGGCTGGGATGACAGCCAGGTGAGTCGGTTCGTGTCTGGGCAGTCTGGGCTGACGATTGACAAGATTGACGCCGCCATCGAGGCGTTGAGCCTCGTGGTCACCAGCCGCCGGTACATGGACTATCTTGCCTACGGTAGCCAGATCGGCGCCGCATGCCATTGCGCGCGGGCCGGCATGGGCGCTTGCGGGGATCTGTGATGGAAAAGCAGGTGTTCCAGCTCGTCAGCCCCATGGTGCGACGCAATGCCGCCCAGGCTATCGCCCACGCCCCGGACGGCTACCGCGTCGAGATAAAACCCAAAACACGCTCCTTGGCCCAGAACGATATGTTGTGGTCGATCCTCACGGACATCAGCCGGCAGGTGGATTTCGTCGTCAACGGCGCGCTGATCAAGGTGTCGCCCGAGGAGGTTAAGGACATTCTGACGGCCGGCCTGAAGCGCGAAACCCGCATGGCCCTGGGTATCGACGGCGGCATGGTCTTATTGGGCCAGCGCACCAGCAAGATGACCGTGCGCCAGATGACGGAGCTCATCGATCTGGCGCATGCGTTCGGTGCGCAAAAAGCCATCGAGTGGAGCCCGACCAGTCTTGGGAGGCCGATGTGAAAGGCCGCTCAGTCACCGCAGAGCAAAAGCGGTTCCATGATTTGCTGTGCCGCGAAATCGGCTGCATTGCTTGCGCCAAGGGTGGCATGTTCACACCCCACGTTTCCATTCACCACATCGACGGCCGCACAAAACCCTGGGCCCATTGGCTCGTTCTGCCTTTGTGCGGCCCCCATCATCAGGATGCCGGCATACCCGGCGTCGTGGCCGTCCACCCCTGGAAAGCCAGGTTTGAATACCAATACGGCTCTCAGCGCGATTTGCTGGGCGAGTGCGTCCAGATCCTGCTGGATCGTGGTTTGAACGTGCCCGCCGGCGTGCTGGAGCTCACCACTCTGGAGGTCGCATGAACGGCCAACACTTAGCCGACATCGGCATTGAAACCGCCCGCCAGCATGCCGAGGCCGTCACATTGAACTGGACGGAACAGGTATTGGCATGCCTCGAAGATTGGGCGCCGCAGCAAAAACGGCCCTTCGCCTTCGAGGATTTCCGTTTCTACATTACCGAGCATCGTGAAGACCTGATCCCGCCCACCTCAAAAGCCTGGGGGTCGATCAGTCGCGTGGGTGTAGCCAGGGGGATATTGCGCTTCACGGGGCGATTCCAGCCGGCGCGCAGCCCAGGTACGCATGGGCATCCTGTTCGCACGTTCACAGGGGGAAGACCATGAGCATCAAGATCATGTCTATGGTGTTCGAGCGCTACCCGAACGGTGGTGGGGAAATGTTGCTCGCTCTGTCGCTGGCTGATTTTGCCGAGGATGACGGAACACGCGTGTTTCCATCCATCAAGCAACTGGCCGAGAAAACCCGGCAGTCTGAGCGCACAGTCCAGTACCAGCTACGCAAGATGGAAGAGTCCGGATGGCTGATTCTGGCCAACAGTGGAAACGGGGGGCGCAACCAGCGGCGCGAGTACATCATCAGCCCAGCATGGATAAAGGGTGCAGATTTTGCACCGGTGCAATCCACGACAAGAAAGGGTGCAACTGACGACATAAAGGGTGCAATCCACGACAAGAAAGGGTGCAACCCATTGCACCCGCATATACCCACCATAGACCCATCAACACCCGTCAATGAACCACCAGCGCGCGCGAAGCTGGCGCTTCCCGACTGGCTGCCGCTTGAAACCTGGGCCATGTGGGATCGCTTTCGAAAACGCAAATCTGCCAAAGCCTGGACGGACGACGCTCGAGCGCTCTCCCTGCGAACGCTTGAGCGGCTACGCGCCGAGGGCCAGGATCCCACAGCGATTGTCGAACAGAGCATTGAGCGTGGCTGGACAGGGTTGTTTCCGCTGAAAGCCGATGCAGCAGCGCCTGGATTCCAATCCAAGCAAGACAGACGAAATGCCTGGATGCGGGAAGCTGCCGGCACAGGGCGCCAGGAAGTCGATATGGGAGTGATTGATGCAACAGTTGCCTGATCTTGCATTGCCCATTCAGTGGGTCGAGCGCCTGATCAGCAGGATGCAAGCCCTGTATGGTGCCAAGTTTGCCGCGCAATGGGAAGGTGTTGACCTGATCGCCCTGAAGCAGGCCTGGGCGGAAGAGTTGGCCGGTTATTCGGGAGAAGAGATCGCCCGAGGGCTTTCGGCCTGTCGGGAGCGACCGTTTCCACCCACATTACCCGAGTTCATGGTGCTTTGCCGGCCTCCCGTGAATCCTGAGATTGCTTTTCATGAGGCTGTGCAAGGGCTATCTGCGCGCAAGAAGGGCGAACGCGGCAACTGGTCACATCCAGCGATTTACTACACCGCCCTTGATGTTGGGCAGCACGACGTTTTGAATTGCACCTATGGCGCCATCAAGGCCCGCTGGGAAAAGTGCTTGCGCGCACAACTGGCCAAGACGGAGTGGGCCGATATTCCAGATGCCCACGTTGCCCTGCCGGCGCCAGCAAAAACCGAACAGAGCAACCGGGAGGCCCAGGCTGCCATGGATCGGCTCGGGGCTCGCGGCGTGCTGAACAGGTCGGGCCGTGATCACAAGGCGTGGGCACGCAAGATTCTGGCGAATGAGAAAGGCAAATCGCCCGCTGTCGTTGCCATGGCGCGCCGTGCGCTGGGGGAGGGTGCGGTATGACTCCTGCTGAACTGCAAGCCATGTGCACCCATGCCCCGTACTACCAAAAGGGCTGTCTCGCCTGTTCCGTCCGGTACGTCAAATTCCTGCGCCCGAGCCGGGAAAAACAGAATGCGTACCTGGCTGGGTTGCCAGAACGTGACCGTGATCAGGTCATCGAGATATTGAAAAAGGAGCGGGAATGCAGCTTGACCGCCTAACCATCATCTTGCCCTGGCCGGATCCGATGCTGTTTCCCAACCGCCGGCGCGGCAGCTTCCGCAAGTTTCAGCCGTTCATTGCGGCGGCGCGGGAAATAGGTTACTACGCCGCCAAGAAAGCGCTGGGACGAAACGTGATGCCGTTGCAGGGCCGCACGCCGATCAAGCTCATGTTCGTGATGCCGGATAAGCGCAACCGCGATTCCGATGGATTGCATGGTTCCGTCAAGCATCACATGGACGGAATTGCCAAGGCTTTGGGCGTGGACGATCGGTTATTCCGACCTGTGACCATTGACGACCGCCTGGACGCTGAGAGAAAAGGTTTTGTACTTGTGGAGATAGGTGCGTAATGGATATTAAGCAAACAGCCATGGAACGCTGGATGATGGGCGATCCGGCCAAGGTGTGCGAGCGTATGGAGGAAATACGCATGCGTAGGCCGTCAGCAATGACGCAAGAGCAAAGTGAAGAGGTCGAGGCGCTTCTTGGTGAATGGTACGGCTGGGCCCGGGCGCAGCGCGAGTTCCTTGGGCACAGCAGGGTTTCCCCCATGTTTCGCAATATCGACTGGAGCGAGGTGCATGACACCGGGACAGATGTTGACTCGCGCTTGCATAGCATCACGGCAGAAATGATTGAAGCCTGCCTGGGTGAGCTGAAGGTGCTGGAACGATCCGCAATCGAGGTTCATTTACGCAACCAGACCATGCGAGTCCACCGAAACCCCAGGCTTGGTACACCGGAAGAGAACCACCAGGCGTACCTGGATGCGAAAGAAAGGTTGTTTCCGATACTGAAGCGAAAAGGGCTTGTTTCTTCTCGCAGTATTGCTTAGAATAGCCAGTGAGGCGCCCAAGTTGCGTCTAAAATTTATGAAGCCCGTCAACCGTTAAGGTTCGCGGGCTTTTTCATTTGTCTCCTCCAGCAGTGAAAACTGCATCTCGCCCCAGGTTGATCTTTTGATCCCTGGGGTATTTTTATTGGGCGACCAACCGGGCAATCGGAGTCGCAAGTGATATGGCCAAGCTCACCGCGAAACAGCAAAGGTTCGTCGAGGAATATCTTGTCGATCTGAATGCTACCCAGGCGGCGATACGGGCTGGTTATGCTGAAAAACGAGCTGATGCGATCGGCTATGAAAACCTGAGAAAACCTGAGATAGCCGAAGCCGTCTCAAGCGCCATGAAAGCCAGGGAGGAGCGGACGCAGATCACTCAAGATATGGTGTTGCGCGAGCTGGCTAAGATCGGTTTCTCGGATATCAGAAAGGTTGTGCGCTGGGGCAATACTGAAATACGTCTTAATGACGGTTCTGACGACGGGCTTGTTGAGGTTTATCACGGCTTGGCCTTGACCGCGGCGGACGAGATCGACGACGACACCGCCGCCGCGATTGCGGAAATCTCGCAGGGCAAAGAAGGATTGCGAGTCAAGTTTCACGATAAGAAGGGTGCATTGGTCGATATTGGTAAGCATTTGGGCATGTTCAAGGAAAAGGTGGAGCTTACAGGCAAAGACGGCGGCGCCATCCAGACCGTCAGCCGTGTTGAGTACGTTGTGGTGGATCCGAAATGACGACGCTGCGTGTTCGTGTCGCCCGCGTGTTCGTGCCGCTCCTGAGCCGTGATTACCGCTACTACGGTGCCCATGGCGGCCGGGCCAGCGGGAAATCGCAGTTTTTCGGCGGACAGGTAGCCCAGTTCGTGGCCACCGGAGAGCGCTGGATATGCGTGCGCGAGGTTCAGAACAGCATTAAGGATTCGGTCAAAACGTTGATCGAAAACAAAATTCAGTCCATCGGGTTGCCGGGATTTGACCTGCTGGAGCATGAAACGCGCGGGCCGGCCGGAGGTCTGATTGCCTACCGAGGCATGCAGTCGTACAACGCCGAGAACATCAAATCTCTGGAGGGGTTCGACGGCGTTTGGGTCGAGGAAGGGCAGACTTTGAGCCAGCGTAGCCTGGATCTGCTGCGGCCCACGCTGCGCAAGAAAACCGCGAAGCTCATGTTCAGTTGGAATCCGCGCTACAAAACGGACGCGGTGGACAAATTTTTTCGTCGCAATCCGCCTGAAAACGCCATTTGCGTACAAGCGAACTGGCACGACAACCCCTGGTTCGATGAAACCAGTCTGCGCGACGACATGGAGGCCGATTACGCGGCTGATCCTGTTCGCGCTGAACACATTTGGGGCGGCGCCTACGGCGTATCGGAGGGCTCGATTCTCGGCCGCTGGGTCACGAAAGCCCGCGATGACGGCCGCATCCACGATGCCGTGCGCTACGACCGGGACGGTGCTCCGATCATCATTTCTTCCGACCTGGGTTTTCGTGATACCGCGTCCTGGTGGTTCTGGCAGCCGACGCTGGGCGGATTTCGCCTGCTGGCATACCTGGGCGACTCTGGCCTGGATGCTGGCGACTGGATACCACTGATCCGCGAAAAACTGATCGAAATCGGCGCGGGCAACAACCTGGGATGCATCTGGTTGCCGCACGATGCGCGGGCCAAAACGTTCCAGAGCAAGCACACCAGCGTCGAGCGGTTCGTGAGAGCGTTCGGCCACGACCATGTACGAGTGGTGCCGCAAAGCCGAAAGGGCGACCAAATCAGCGCCGCGCGTGCCGTGATCGACAAGTGCGAATTTGCGAAAGCGGCATGCGAGGATGGGCTTGACGGGCTGGAGGCCTGGGAGTTCGAAATGAATCACGAGTTGCAGGTGTTCAGCAAAGAGCCGCTGCACAACTGGGCGTCCCACCCCTCCGATGCCTTCGCCTACGGCTGCCAGGTCATGCAGATGGAGCAACCCAAACCCACCCCAGAAACCACGCGCTACCCAGTCAAAGGTCTGCCCGGCGGCCGTCTCGTCACGGCCACGATTGACGAACTCTGGCGCATGACGCCCCAGGCGCAGGCGAGGTACTGACCCATGAACGCACCGATCATCTACGAGGATGGAAAAATCATGGCAGCAGAAGGTGATGTTGCAACCGTATCCAATGGCCTGCCGTTCGATGAAAGCGGGCGTCTGGTGATCGATACCGAATCAGACGTTGTGACCGTGCAAAACGGCATTCCCCTGACCGCTGATGGAAAAGTCGCGGTCGTGCTTCCGGTGACACCTTGATGGCTAAAAAAACGTCCGCCGCTGATTGGCTGGCCGAGCTCAAGCTGCGCGAGAACGACGCCGCCGAGCAGAAATGGTGCGCCCGTTCGCGCAAAATCATCAAGCGGTATCGGGATGACCGCGAGGAACTGTTCGAGGGGGCGCGGTTCAATATTCTCTGGAGCAACGTCGAAACGCTGTTTCCGGCGATCTACGCGCGGCCACCAAAGGCTGAGGTATCCCGGCGCAACAAAGATGCTGATCCGGTGGCCAGGACGGCTGCCAGGATTCTCGAGCGTGCCCTCCAGTTTGAGATCGACCAGTACCCCGATTTCGACCAGCATGTAAAAGGTGCCATTCTCGACCGTCTGCTGCCGGGACGCGGTGTGTGTTGGATTCGGTTCGAGCAGGAGGAAGTCGCAGAGCCCGAGGACGAACCCACCACGGGCCTGGAAAGCCTCATGGCTGGCCTCTCGCCCGACCAAGGTGTAATGGGCCCCGATGGCTCCATCATGCCGGCGCCCATGACGGGCACGGTGGCGCCACCACCGCCCGAGGTCAAGGAGCGCGGCTGCGTCGATTACGTCTACTGGGAGGATTTCCGGCACGCCGAGGCCAGGATGTGGGCTGATGTGTCGTGGGTGGCCCGGCGTGTGTATCTGTCGCGCGCGGAAGGTATAGAACGGTTCGGGGATGAATTCAAATCCGTCCCCTTGAACCATCAGCCTATCGGCATGGATGACGAAACCTCGCGCTCGGGACGTCTGGATGGCATGAAAAAGGCGGCTGTCTGGGAAATCTGGGACAAGCGCACCAAAACAGCAATCTGGGTCGCGGAAGGCTTCGATAGGGTGCTGGACGAGCGCGCCGACCCCTACGGGCTGGAGGGCTTCTTCCCGTGCCCCAGGCCGTTGTATGCGACACAGACCACCGACCAACTTACGCCAGTGCCCGATTTCAGCTTGTATCAGGATCAGGCCAACGAAATCGACATTCTCACGGCGCGCATCGCGGGGCTTTCCAAGGCGCTCAAGCTGAACGGTGCCTATGACGCCTCGAACGGCCAATTAGCGCAGATTTTGCAGTCCGCCGACAACACGCTCATCCCGGTTGAAAACTGGGCCGGCCTGTCCGAAAAAGGCGGTATTGGCGGCGTCATTTCCTGGGTGCCGCTCAAAGAAGTGGTTGCGGCATTGCAAGCCTCCTACCTCGCGCGCGAACAGGCCAAGCAGGTAGTGTACGAAATCACCGGCATTTCCGACATCATCCGGGGCGCGACAAAAGCCAGCGAAACGGCAACGGCGCAGGACATCAAACGGCAATTCGGATCGCTGCGGTTGCAGAATCGACAGCGCGACGTAGCAGTGTTCTGCACCGAGATTCTGCGCATCAAGGCGCAACTGATGTGCGACATCTACAGCCCTGAAACGCTGCTGGCCATGTCCGGCATTATGGGAACGGAAGATGCGCGGCACGCTGAGGCGGCTATTCAGATGTTGCAATCCGAGCCGCTGCGGGAATATCAAATCGCGGTTGCGGCAGACTCCCTGGTGGCGATGGACGAGGAGCAGGAAAAGGCTCAGCGCATGGAGTTCCTGCAGGCCATTGGCGGCTACATCAAGGAAGCCATGGCCGCAGCCCAGCAGGTGCCGGAAATCGCGCCGCTGGCGATTCAGTTGATGATGTTTGCCGTCCGTGCCTTCCCCGCTGCAAAACCTGTCGAAGCCGCGTTCGAGGAATTCGAAGCCGCGCTGCAAAACCGGCCACCGGCTGACCCGAACGCCAAGGCCAGCGCCGAACAGCAGATTGAGGGCGCGAAGTTGCAGCAGAAAGCGCAGGCCGACCAGGCGCGATTGCAAGCCGACATCCAGGCCCAGCAGGTCAAGGCCCAGGCCGACATGCAGATTGAGCGGGAGCGCATGCAGTTGCAGGCGCAGCTGGAGCGCGAACGGGCGCAACTACAAGCCCAGGTCGATGCGGCTAGGGCTCAGGCTGACGCGCAGACGAAACAGGAGCTGGAGTCGGCCAAGCTGCAATTCGAACGCTGGAAAACGGAATTGGAGATGGCCACGCGCATCGAGATCGCCAATATCACCAGCAAAGCGAAGCTGGATGACCCCGCTACCCAGACCGCAACCCGCGAGATTACTGCCGAGGTGAAACCATGACGACGCCGCGCGCGCAGGCCCTCGCTCAGGCGCTCATTGCGTCCATGACGCTGCCTGCGGATGACCGACAGGGCTACCAAACATGGTCGTTGATGAACAATGTCCCGCAGTCCAATGATTACGACATGCCGGGATTTTACGCGGCGCTCATGTCGGGCGATCCCCGGGCCGCCTCGGCCATCAATCCGAACGACCGGCAGATGCATTTTCCCGACACCTGGAAGCGCCCGAATCATCCGTCATTCAGCACGGAAAGCATGTACTACAACCCCGCGACGATGCCGAACACGCCGTCATGGGTGGGCGGCGATCTTCCGGGTGGTGGAGCTTCGTGGGCGCTGCGTCGTCCGGATGGTGCGCCCGTGGTGCAGGAGGCGCCGTGGTTTCAAGGAGGCATAAACCGATGACACGCAAAACCTGGGTGCAAGATCCACACACCCTGAAACTGATCCCGAAAGATGAATACCGGCCCCGCAGCGATGCGGGGTTTTTCGTTATGGGCGACATCCAGCCGTACAAGTCCATGGTCACGGGCGAAATGATTATGGGTCGTCGTCAACACCGTGAACACCTGCGCCAGCACGGCTGCATCGAGGTCGGCAACGAAAAGCTCACCCCCAAAGCTCCCACGCCGATGAACCGCGAGGAACGCCGGCGAGATTTACACCAGGTCATGGCAGGCCTGGGCCTTTAATTTCACCATCCACGAGGAAATCCCTGCATGGACACCCAAAACGATACCCAAGAACCCGAAACCGACAGCCTTTCTGCTGATCTAGCCGCTGCCATTGAACACGTCGAGGCGGGCGGTCAAGCGCCTGACGAGACGACGCTGGAAATCGACACCCAGGAAGATGCCAAGCAAACCGCCAAGGACGCCGCCCCGGATGGACAGGGAGAGCAGACGCAACAGGCCACCTCCGGCCAGGATGAAACCCGCGCCAATACTGGCGAAGCGGCCACAAATACCGCCGAATCCGGCCAGGACCGGGCCGCCCAGGAAAACCAGCAGGAGCCCGACCGCACCGACGCCGCTCCTTCGTCGTGGAAGCGCGAGACGGCTGAAAAGTGGGCCGAATTGCCCGCCGAGGTCAAGGCCGAGATCCAGCGCCGCGAAACCGAGTATCACAAGGGCATCGAGCAATACAAGCCCGCCGTCCAGTTCGCGCAGGAAATGAATGCGGCCATCACGCCGTATTTTCGAAACATCCAGGCGTCGGGCGTGCCAGCCCCGCAAGCCATGAATCATCTGCTGATGATCGAGGACAAGCTGCGTAACGGCGACGAGCAAGCCAAATTGCAGACGCTGGTCAAGATCGCCGCCGACTATGGCATCGACCTGCAAAAGGCCGGCCAAACCCAACACGACCCGCGCATGTGGCAAATGGAGCAACAGCTTCAACAAGAACGCATGATGCGCGAAACCTATCAACGTTCGCAGGCCGACCACGAAAATCAGGCGGTCATCAGCGAAATCGAAGCATTTGCTCAGGCCCAAGGGCACGAGCATTTCGAGGCCGTCAAGCAAGATATGGCTCAAATGCTGCAATCCGGCATGGCCCAGTCGCTGCAAGACGCCTACGACAAGGCAGTATGGATGCGCCCTGATATCAGGCAATCCCTCGTACAGCGCACCGATGCCAAGCAAGCCGCCGAACAACAACGTCAAGCCCGAGCGAAATCCGCAGCGGGTGGCGTGAAGGGGGCGGCGAACCCCAAGGCAACGACTCTTAGTCCGGACGCCTCATTGCGCGACACGCTCAATGCGGCCATCGACGGCAACCTGTAAAACTCTACGAGGCTCTTATCATGGCTTACGCAAACTCCCAGGTCAGCGACATGATCGCTACCACCATCGCCGCGCGCTCTCGAAAGCTCGCGGACAACCTGACCCACAATAACGC